TAATAAAGAATTTTGATCAATGTTAGAATAGTCTGCATTTAACCTTGTGTAATCCTCTATAGTTCCACCTGTTTCTTCCATGAACGAAACTAGTTTTTCAATGTTTTCTGGTAAAGGTTTGCCAAGAGTTTTTTCATCTCTGATAGCTTCTTTAACTTCTTCAGTAACTTGTTTTATTTCTTCTTCAGTTACTTCGGATAATGGGTTAAATTCTTTAGTAGCTTCGCTGGACTCTTGTACTTGTTCGTCCATCTTAACGCTATCTCCGGTTTGTTCGCCCACATCCACTTTTTCTGTTTCTCCGATTTGAATGGCATCTTCTTCTTTTTTTAGTTCTTCACTGGGTACAACAACTTTTGTTATATCTGGTGGTAATTCTACTAAAGGTTCTTTTAAATTCACCTTTTGAATTTCTTGATCTTTGTTGCCTAATTGCTTAGGTTTTTTAGACTTTATTTTAAAGTCTCCTTCCTGCTTAACAGGTTCAGTTGCTTTTTTTTCTTCTGACATAATATAATATAATTAAATAGTTAATAAAATTTATAGCATTGTTGGGGCTACGTTTTGTTGTTCAAAATCCCTAGGTAAACCATCGGTTTGTCTTTGGTTTATTAATTGACTTTGTTGTGTAGCTTCCATTTTGCTACGTTTGTCTTTACGGTCTTCAATATCACCTTCTTTTGACTGGGTGTTTTGAATTTCCATTTGTTTTAATTGCATATCAAATTGAAATTGCGCTTGCATTTTTTGTTGCTCTAATTGAGCAGCTGACTGCATACGTTGTAATTCCATTTGTGCTTTAGCTTGTTCAAATTGAACTTTAGAATTGTTTATAGCTTCTTGCTTTTGCACTTCAGCCAATGCTGTTTTTTCAGCAGTATCTGCTTGGGCAGCAGCTTGGGCTTCTATATTAGATTTTTGATTAGCCTGTTCTTGTTTAGCTTTTTCTTTACGTTTTATCTTAAGCATTTGATTAGCTAACTTAAGGTTGTGTATATTTCGTATATCAATAACATCTTCTAAATCAATACCACCTTGCTGTAACGCCATCTGCATATTAGCTTCTAATTGCGCTTTTTCTTCTTCATCTGGTTCTAATTCTAAGAATATACCAAAGTCATGAAGATTTAATCTTTTTACTTGTTCTAGTGTAGAAACATTATAAGTGGATATAGAGTTAACTAAAGATTCAGAGGTTAAGGGAAATGATAAAGCATCTGCAACTTTTAAAGCTATGTTCTCAGCTATTTTCAGCGTTAGATATAAGCTTGATTGAACTATATGTTTAGTAGCAACGTTAGATGCATTAGCGGCCATTTTTTGTAAACCTACTAAAGTACTTTTATCTGGTAAACTACCGTCTCTGGCTTCGTTAAGTCCTGTTACATCTCTTATCATTTGCAAATAGTATTGATAAGTTTGTATTAAACTTTGAATTTTAGCTTGACCACTAGAGCTTGTTAGTTCTTGAACGGGCACTCTACCTCTGTTCATTTCACCGTCTTGATTAAGCGATCTACCTACTATCGAACCAGTTTGGAAATACATATTAAGCGCTTCTGCTGGATTGTAGTTTGTTCCGTTACCTAAATCAACCTCTGCCAAACCATCCATATCTAAAAATACACCATCTGGTACTAATCTAGACATTACTTGTTGTAATTTAAGATGCGTTAGTTGAATCATATCAGCAAAACCAATACATTTACTAACCATAGATTCTATTCTACCTTTGTACATTCTAGGAGCACAAATAGCATAATTCATTTCTACCTTAGTAGTATCAGCAAAAGGTCTTGTCATGTTTTCAGCAAGTTCCCATTTTAACAAAGTATTATTACCTAATACTTTAGCGCCACTATATAAAACCTCAATAGATCTTGATACTCTTTCAAACCCATCATTTTCTGGTGGATTAAATTCGTCTGTTTTTTCTAATGCTTTTTGTAATCCTTGAGGAGTGTTTTTTATTTTAAATACTTGATTTGAATAAGTCTTATATTCAAAATACATAACTTGAACAGTGTTCTCGTCATAATTACCCCATCCAGTTACATATTGTTTATTACCTGGCATTTTTTGAATGTCTAGTAATTCTTTTTCACTTATATTTGGAAATTCTTTTTTAAGCTCTGGTATAGTTATCGATTTAACTTCACCAACATAATATATATCTTCAAAGTTTGGATCTTCAGTATATGAATAAACCATATAAGCTGGATCTACGTAATCAACAGTGATTCCTTCAGCTACATTAAAATCAGTTTTTGTTGCAGCTATCCCTAACACGGTTAAATCCATGTTAAGTCTACGTCTAGTTAAATCGTATTTGTTCTGTGCTAATACTCCTGATATAGTTTCTTCTTCAGCAATTTCAATAGCTTGCTTGTAAGTAAGTTGCATATGTAGTTCTAGTTCTTCTTCAGTCCCAGGTAGTTGTGAAGTTGGGCTTTGATAAAGATCCATATCTAAAGTAGAATGAACCATGTCTAGATACTCTTTAGCTAACATGTCTTCGTATATCTTGTTAGCGTATTGTGTTCTTTTCTTTACTGAACTTGGGTCTTGAGCGTAAGCTTTTATATCATAACTTTTTTGCGATATACCATTAACAACTATATCTACAAATTTAGACAATATAGGTACTGGTTGCCAATCTAAATTAAGATAAGACAAATCACCATTAATAGATAACTCGTCTTTATATTTTTGTGTAGATTGTTCTCCACGAGCATATAGTCTTAATTGGTGAAAATTATTCCAATTAGTTAAATATCTATTACCGTTAGTCCTACCTTGATCGAACCACTCGTTTTCAATAGCCTGCGCAACTTGGCTACCGTACTCTTCTGTAGCTTTTTCTTGATCACTAACTACTTGGCTAGGAAAAGCACTATTGCTATTCGTGTATATATTCATTTAACTTATAATTTTTGATATAGTTCCTTTATTGTCGTATTTTCTAATGCCTAGATTTACTGGTTCTCTTTTAACCATTGCGCTAGGAGCGTATCTGTGTTTATTACATGCCATTAAAGCTAAACCAGAACTAATAGACGCATCGTGTGATGTTCTATTATTTATGTTAAACCTTGCCCAATCTTCTAACGTTCTCTGAAAATATACATCTCCATATCCTGTTTCTTTTAATCCAACAAAATCTTCTATATAGGTTTCGATGGCTGAAGCATGTGCTTGTTTAATATCTTCACTTGAATTAGGTATACCACCTATTTCTCTTTCTGTTATTGATAATTTACTATATTTTTTATCTGGTCTGTTCATTGCAAACCCCCTATAACCTCTTCTTTTAAAATGATATAAGAGTCTAGGTTTATTATTTTCAATTAGTATTGGCATGCCATAAAATACACAAGCCATAAGTACATCTTCAAAAAATATCTCAGCTGTTTGTGGACGAGCGATATATTCTAAGAAAAAATGGTTTGGAGGTACATCCTCCATACTAAACTTAGTTAAACCGTGTAAAGATCCATTAGAACCTCTTTTGTCCACTGTACCTGATATATCATATGGATCACATCCAAAAGCACCACAGTGTTCGTTACCTGGATAATATATACCATTTTTAACTACAACTCTATTTTGTAAGTTATAAGGTGGTACCCAAGTTATTAAAAATCTTCCTGAATTATTTGGAACAAATATAACTTTACTATTTTTATCAGCGTTTTCCCATTGAAAACTTCCTTTGGTTACGTTTGTAGTGTTTTTTAAATCTTCATTGTAATCTATCTGTTGATATATCTTAGTTAAATTAAATAAAGACTCTTTAGACTCGTCTCTGAACGCGTGTTTTGTTGTACGTGGAAACTGTCTATAAAATTCATTTAAACCATCCTGATCTTCCTTAAGACCATCTACCTCATTATTCCAGTATTCAACGACCCCAATTTTGATTGGCGCTCCATGAGGTCCAAACACTGGTCTCTGTGGGGTCTCGAAGACAGGGTAGCCATAAGAATCAATGTATCCCTCGTAGTTCCATTCCATAGGAATGAACAAAGAATATAATCCTGAACGAGTTTGTCCATTGGCATTTCTTTTGTTAACATCTGAGTCATCGTATAATTTTTTAAAGTTATGACCTCCTTTATCTAAAGCATTTGACGTTGATCCCATCATACACTTTCCAATAATTCTTGATCCTAATCTAAGGGTGGTTTTCGTAACCCTCCAGTTATTTAGGATGTTGTTTGGCCTTTCCCATTTCCCGCTTTCATCGTGTACTAGTAGTTTTAGTTTTTCCCCATCATAAGCATTGTCTCCAGTATTTTTCCAATCTATAGTTGTATCTAAACCTTCTAAATCCTCTGGTTTATCTGTAGAAGTAATAGAGCGTCTTGTAAATTTAGAAGCCGGCACACGATAAGCTAGTTCAGTTTTAGGACGATCCATACCGTCTTGTATTGGTTTAAAAAAGAAAGGATAGTTAACTGAAATAGGAACTACCTTGTCTGTAAACATTTTCTTTGCATCAGATCCAGATTTAGATAAAATTCC